TAATAAAAACATTGTAGTTTCTTTAGGATCTTCAAAACCTACAGCATCGTATTGTTGTACACGATCATTCACTAACTTAGTTAGCTGACCATAAAAAAATCTACCACGAAGATTGGCTGTAATCCATTTAACTGCATCTCTTCTAAAAACACTTGATTTTATTTCAATGACAGTGAAGTGTGAGGGGAGAACTTCTAATCTCCTCTCACTCAACACGTTTAACGGATTGATTTTAAATTCCTTCATTCCTTAAACTCATAGTGACTGTATACCCCAAAAGGGGGCTTGATAGTCTCGGGACCATGGATGATAAACACTGTATCGCAATAGTCTGGATCACCCCAGCTACTGAAAGGATAACCATCTGTAAACATAATGAACTTCTTAGGAACAAGATTTTCTTCCTTCATCATCTTCCAGTTAGCATCAAAGTCAGTGCCACCGCCACCCTTGGGCTCATAACTTTCGAACTCTTGAATGTTATCAGCAGTAATATCGACAACATTATAAATGTCAGTATCAAAACACCAAAGCTTAATGTGGAAGTCCTTGAACTGATCCATAATGCCTTTAATCTCGCTAAGGAAGTCACGTGCCATCTTGTTTGAGATAGAACCGCTCATATCAATAGCAACAGCAACATCGATAGTCTGATCGTAGTTCATACCTGGGAGGATAGCACCGGTGTGCCAGCCTTTGCGTGAAGGACGCATCCAAGTGTAATCATTACGGATAGTGCTCTGGATCTGCTGTTTAAGAAGCTCACGCCAATCGATCTTGGGTTCGGTAAGTTCGCTGATCATACGACGCACACCGGCAGGAATATTACCAGCACCTGCACTCTGAGCAGCACTGATCATTGCTTCCTTCATCTCATCACGGATCTTACGTAGCTCATCCTTTGTATATTTCTTGCGCTTGCTTTTACCGTCCTTATCGTCTTCTCCATTACCGTCTTGATCAAGATGTTGATCTAACAGCTCACCGAGTTGTTGTAGCTGCTGGAGGTCATATTTCTCAAAGATAATATCATAGATTTCTTCAGCACTCTTGCCTCGATATTTGTTATCTTGAAAGATTTTTACCTGTGTAATCTTGTCACCAATACGATCATCTACGAGGATCTGATTGATTGCATAGTCGCAAGCGATATTCCAAATGTCAGGATCGCGATTATTACGACGGCCCATATGATCAAATACATTATGGAGAACCTCATGGCAAAATAGAAACTCTGTTTGTTTAGGGCTTAGTTTGTCAACAAAGTTAGTATCAAAATAGAAATGACGACCATCAGTTGCAGCAGTATTAATATGCGGATCATCAGTGCAATCAACCATACGCAAACGTGTAGCTAGATTGCCAAAGAAGCTGTGACGGAGCAATAGTCCAACACGAGCTGTGATAAGTTTTTCTTCAATTTTACGACCTTCAATACGTGTAGCAACTGCGGTAGCCATGAGATTCTCCTGTGTTATGTACATATAATAGCACAGTTAACTGGATTGTCAACTGTGCCATAGTGTTTTACTGATTGGCAGCGATTACATACTTGCCGAAGCGATCGTGAAACTCATCAAAGTTTTTCATCTTGCTAGGATCAAGTGGCAAGTCATAGTTAGTAAGCGCGATCTTAGCACCCATAACAGTGAGCTCAGTCTCGAAGTTATCCATCATAAAGCGGAAGAAGTTATCAGCCTGTTCGTCCCAGTTCTTGACCTTCTTCTCTGCACCGTCCTTAAGTTCATAGCAAAGTGATACAGTTAGCGAATACATCGCGCTGATCTCCTTGACCTTAAGTTCCTTAACCTTACCACTAAGGATGTCAGTAGGATTAGGCATACGTCCAGCAACCTTACGATGTGCCATAAACTTAACACCAGTACCCTCACCGACAGCGCCGCTAACAAGATCGGCAAGTGTAGTCTCGCTTAGATCATCATCGAGCAGTTCGCTAACGAAGCTCCATGAACGTGGCGTAGCAAATGAGCGGCTAGCAGTCTTAGGATCGAAATCATACAAGTCCTGCTTGGCAAAGCTGATATAACCAACAACGTCACGGTGAACCTTGTTTTCAACAGCCCAGTTAAACCAATCTTCAAAGTCTACACGTAGTTCAAGATGTACGAAACGATTTGCAAGCGGAGCAGGCATACGGTAAGTAACGCCCTTATCTGCTTCACGGTTACCAGCAGCAACAACGATCACGTTATCAGGCAAACGGTACGTACCAACGCGGCGATTAAGAACAAGCTGATAAGCAGCAGCCTGTACGCTAGGCGGTGCTGAGTTCATCTCATCCAGGAACAAGATAACAACTGGATGTTTGGCAGCAAGTTCCTCAGTAGGAAGTTCTACGGGCGGCGCCCAGCTCATTGTGCTGTCAGTTGAGTTAAAGTAAGGGATACCCTTAATATCAGTAGGTTCCCAAAGTGACAAGCGCACGTCAATAACATGAGCATCCATCTCGCTACCAAGCTGATGAATAGCATCTGATTTACCAATGCCTGGAGGGCCCCAAAGGAATACTGGACGACGCTTGCGGAATGCGTGGCGCAATGCTGACTTGGCGCCGGAAATGCTAACTGTACGTGTGCTAAGATCTGACATTGTGTTGCTCCTTGCTGTAATGTCTATACTGTTATAATAGCATCTTGTATATGTACGTCAACTGTTCTTATTGGTTTATTTCTCGTTGTCTAGACATTGCTTTTGCTAGACCGTATTTTCTTACGTCTCCCGAAAATAGCATGAGTTCTACTGCTTTAGTTTCTTTAAAAACTATGATTTCTTTTTTTGTATAATAATGTGGGCAATCTAAAAACTTATCCAACCAAAGAACAACCTGTGTTGTAAAGACGAAATCTTTTGGTAAAGGAATAGAATAGTTCTTGAGTTTGATAATATCGTTTAAGAAATTAAAACCTTCTTCAGTTAATGTAAGCCCGCCTTCTGTTTTATCTCGCGGATTTTTCCACCAGAGAAACAGTTTTTTATGTATGTCGTCCTTGCCCGCCGGAAGATTGGCCTGTTGTAGGAATATTTTTGTTAGAAGGGTTTTTATGTTTGACATGAAACGATTTCACCGGTAGTTAGCTTAACCACTTCGAAATCGGTAGTTTTAAACATTTGGTTAAGCTTTTTAGCCAAGTTAATAGCATGACCTGGATTTCCAAATGCTGTCTTTTTATATTTGGGTCCAGGGTAGTTGCTAACTATGCTACTGCTTTTCAAGTTAAAAGGTTTACCTTTATAGAAAACTGCCCATATAGCTTCTGCTTCTAGAACCTGTTCCATCTTATAGCTCTTTTTGTTAACATATTCTAAGATTAATGTTGGTTTTGGACGACTCATGAGCTTCTCTAAAAATGCAGAAATATTCTGCATAATATTTATCGCTTATCATCTAATCCTCCGCCGTCCATTACAACCTGTATAACTTCTTCTTTATTAGATCTAGTATCTCTTTCTGCCAATCTCAACAAGATAATGGAAAGATTATGTACTATTGATTCTGCATCTTGGATAGAAAACTTCATTTCTTTTTGACCAGATTTAACAGCTAGTCTAGTCTTTTTAATAAAATCTTCTAAGATAGCAACTGATAGATTATCTGTTGACATTGCTTAGTACCTGTCTTAGTTCAAGTTCTGTTTTAAATGGTCCCTTATATTCATATCGTTGGATAGTTATCAACTTAGGACAGAAACTTTTAACCCAGCCTTTTTCAAAATGAATAGCATAATATCCTGCACAATATACACTTTTGCTAGCATCGCTTTTGGTAAACAATGGTAACTTTTTCTTTATATCATACATTGGATTATGTGGGTTACAGTTAGCCATATATCCGTATATTTCTTGTGTAGAAGTATTTTCTTCTTTCTTTGAAGAGATAAAAAAGTTTTTACCAAACTGTTTTTCTATCGATTTAATATCTTTAAAAACCGTAGAAGATTTGTTTTTGTTAGTTAAAACAAAAGCATTAGATTCATCTTTTTGTAAGGTTCCGACTTTATTACCTTGTTCTTCAAGTATCCAAAATTTACCATCTATTACTGGTTTAGCTTTTAGTTCCATAATATTACTCCGGATATTTTGCATTTAAAGGATCTGCGTAAGACTGAGCTTGTTCGCTAATTTTAACTAGATCAAATAATCCACAAAACTTCAACAACCTCATACCTACTTGATCAACGTTCTTTTTTACTGCATTTGTTTTAATAGTCTCTTCGATAATCTCCTTAACATCATCGGGCTGATGTTTAAGATCAATCAATCGACGATTACGTTCATAATCATCTAGTACACGATGTTCTTCGCCGTTGTGATCTACCCAACGTTGTAGCATCATGTTATTCCAAGCAAACCCCTTATTCTTTCGATCTTCAAAAGCTTCTTGAAGTTTATTTTTACGAATTTTAGGATATGCACTAAACACATTATCTGTAGGATCGCCGCGCATACACTTTTCAAAAAGTAACCATTGAGGATCTGGAATAGCCTTAGGTTCCTTTGTCTTATTATCAATAACACGCTTACCTTTTTTGTCAAAGATGCCTTCATGTGTTATTGTTGTTTCTGCTACACCATTGTATTGTTTTACGTTAGGAGCAATAAGTTGTACGAAATCACTATCAGTAGAAATGATAATATGATTATCATTTGGATGACTTTCAATCCAACCAGCGATAAGATCATCTGCTTCTAGTCTAGGATTTTGCATAACGGTGCAGTTGGTCTTTTCATTGATAAACTCTTTAAACTTATCAAAAGTTTCCCAAAAGAGCTTATCTTCTTCTGCTTCTTTTTCTGTTAGAGCTGATCTAGCTTCTGTGCGATTACGCTTATATGGAGCATAGTAATCCTTGCGCCAGCTACGACCTTCTAGACAAAATACGACATGATCACCTTTAAAATCCTGCCAAGCCTTTTTAATGCTAGCAAGTGTTACATGTAATGCCATACCGATCTTTTCATCTGCATTACCACGTACTACATGACGAGCACGGAAAAAACAGTTAGCTGTATCTACGATAATATAGTTCATACGATCCTGATCTCTTGTTCGAGGTTGTTATCTGAAGCAACAGTTTGACAAAGTGCCTTAAACCATTTATCAACTATCTCTTCGTCTGTACTGCCAGTATACCCTGCTTTCTTTAAATCGTCAATGAAGTATTCATTCCAATCTAATTCAAAGAAACCATTACTGGGATTAGATCTTTCAACTTGAGTATCTAGTACCTTAATATAAGGCAACTTTTTTAGAGTAGCAGCTTCCTTCTCTGTAAGAGGTTCAGCTATGACTTTTTCTTTCTTTTTAAATAGATCAAAGATTCCCATTATGTCCCCCATGCATTCTTCCATAACTGCACTTGCAGTCTAGGAGTATATCGCCAACCATTTTCCATAGCAATGTTAGCGACCCATTTTTCGTTTTCGTTATAATGCATACTAGTACCACCAGCTGGCATTAAATAAATCGGAAAATCTATACCACCATTGGAGTAAGTTGCTACTGCACGTATTACATCATTGTAATCATCATCGTTACTTACAACCCATTTAAAATAAGGATTGCTGTTTTCAACTTCTGCATAACCTGCAACTACATCTGGAAGTATAGCTTCTTCAAACAGTTCACCACTGCTAGGAAGTTTACTGCTAATAGAAAATGTAACTTCGATACCACTATTGCTTAAATATTCTTTTAAATCTTCATTTAGTGTCTGTGTACCATTTGTTTCAAAAGTAACATGACTCAGATTCATATCTCTATGTTTGATCTCTTCAAATAGATCAATATAACTTCTTTGCCAACCCAGTAGAGGTTCACCACCTGTAATAATGAGATGCTTATCTTTGCTAAACTTAGAAAATGGAAGTAATGCTTCTATTTTGTCAACTATTGTTTCAATAGACATCATTGGGGAAAGATGCTTAAAGCGAACATCCCAACTAGCGTAGCTATCGCAACCAGTGTGTACAAGAGGTAAGTCATTATAGTTTTTGTAATTGTTAGGATCAATGTCAAGCCTTTCTGTACTAACTTCTCCACGTGGCATACTGAAACCTTGGCATTGGAAGTTGCAACCAAATACTCGCAAGAAAACAGAAGGTGTACCTAAGTATTGACCTTCGCCTTGTAAGCTATAGAATAATTCTGCTATTTTAATCTTGCTCATATGTATACCGCCTTATTTTTAATATAATATATTTTTGTATTTTTGTCAACTGCGCTCCCAAGGAAAATCAATCCAAACATTGTTTTCTGTTTTGTTGATTTCGATAGCAGAATAATCAATAGTTTCATTACTAGCTAGATTATTAACTACAACAGCAAACTTTACATTTTTATTCCAACAGGTATTCCAACGTTCATCATAAGGTAAACAAGAGCTAGGCCAGTCCTTTTTAATCCAATCAATAGTAGCTCCACTGTCATTGATATCGTCAACAATGAGGATATTAACTGGATCTTTTTCGTATCCCATCGCATCTTCTGGCATCCAACAGTTATGATCGCAATCTTCTTCAATACCATCACGGAGAGTAACTTTTAAAGTGTACATTGGCACTTCGAGTATTTGACTGAGAATAACTGCTGGAGTTAATCCTCCTCGTGTAATGCCCACGATATAATCGGGTTTAAACCCGTCTTTTAAAATACTAAATGCAAGTTTATTACATGCATCGTCTATCTCTTGCCACGATAACTTTATCTTATTTGACATCGATTTTTTCCTCTTGTATTAGAGCCTCTATCATTTTATAGTTTTCATATGCTTTTTTAAGAGCCTGATACTTTTCGTGTTTTTCGAAGTTAGGAATCAATATGAGGAGACGTTCTTTTACTATTTTTATTAGTTCAGCAGTCTCGTCTAGATCAATCTCACTCTTATCTGTTTGTATTTTTGGATTCTTTCCTGAAATCTTAACAGTTGCAGGCGTTGTAACACCAGTCCAGGTTGGTCCTTGAGGTCCGCTAGTATAGTATGTTCCTGTTGTTCCTATACCTGAATTAACTATTGGAGGATTTGGATAACCAGTGCCGGAACTAATATATGTAGTTCCAGAACCCAAAGTTCCTCCGCCACCACCACCGCCACCACTAGTTAACGTTACGGTAGTAACTCCAGGATATGAGTTGGCATTTATATTATTTGAATACTGACTATTATTATACCAGTTAGTATCAATGGTACTTAATGCATCTAGATCCTCTTTAGAAAGAGCAGGAATAGCAAATGATCTAGATTCACAGTCATCTTGTAGCTTTTTTATTTGATCTGAAACTTGTTCGGATAGTGATTTAGAGTCGGTCATCGGCAGGCAAATCCTTGTTGTAGTTTAACGTTCTCAAAGAACTCATTCTTAGTAGCAGGATCGTTAGAAAATGCACCACGGAGAACTGTTGTTTGTGTGAGACTTGATTTTGCCATAATGCCACGGTTCTCACAGCATCCGTGTGTAGCTTGTATATATACTGCTACGTTTTCTGATTCGGTTGCTTTACTGATTTCTCTTGCAATGTCGTTGCATAGTTCTTCTTGCAAAGTCCCACGCCTAGCGCACCACTGAGCAATACGAGTATACTTAGAAAGTCCGATAAGCTTATTAGCGGCGATAATACCAATATAAGCAATACCGTTAACGGGTTGATGGTGATGACTACAAATGCTACGCAGCTCGCTACGAACCACAAGCATACCTTCATACCTATCGTTGCTATCGTTTGGAAAACTTGTTGCATCTGGTGCTGGGTCATATCTACCACTCATGATTTCATTAATGTACATTTTAGCGAGACGTTTGCCTGTTCCCCTACTGTTGGGATCATTCTCACGATCGATAACAAGACTATCGAGAACATCATTAAATTTTGCTGTTAGCTCACTAATCAGTAAATCATATTCTTCTGGTTGGATATACTTGCTAATATTATCACCGGCCCAATAGCGGCCGCCGTTGAGTTCGATGCGTTTACGTATTACTTCTGAAATACTCAATTTTGTTCTCCGAGTTATAGCCGAGGATGGCATTTGTTTTATTATAAGATTATTTAGATTGTGAGTCAAGTATTGTTTTATAAAGTTCACTGCCATTAAAGAATTTTTCTCCAACTTCTTTAGCAGTATTCTTTGCAACATCTTGTATCTCTTTACTATTATTTTTTACTAGGTTGCGTATCAGTGTAACTAACTTATCTTTGTGCGTCTGATAATGCATAAAGCTTTCAGTCCATTCACTTGGATATAATGCACCTTCTGGCCACATTTCTTTGTAAGAAAGTCTATCCGGCATGAGAGGAAATGCTCCAACTAATGCACCTTCATACATACTAATGCCCAATGTTTCTTGTAGATTAGCTGAAAAAACAACTTTACTTTCTGCGAGATGTTGATGATATGCTTCTTTAGTCAGCTTGCTTTCTTGTGCAACGAACCATTCGAACTCTGGTAGTTCTCTAGCCAAGTCCTTGAATATATGTATCTGCTTTTCGGGCGCTAATCTATGCGGAAATATAATCTTATCTTTCTTTTCAACATCAGCATATGGTGCTAGTATTTCAGGAAGATATTCCATAGGCCACCCTAGAATCTTAATCTTGCCTTGATGATATTCCATAAACTCAGAAGTATCGTCCTCATCAAAAAGATTTTTGCAGAACATATCCAGATGAAACTCTGTAGCAAAAAAGTTATGATCATAACAATAAAACATACTAGCTTCGGCATTACGCACCCAGGGTGCATCACCGATAAGCCTTCCTAGGAAATCTTGAGGATCATATGATCCGGCATGCCATAGTCCGCCAATCTTGATCTTGATTCCCAATAGTTCAGCCATATATTTTAGCTGTATAACAGTTGGGTTCCAAGCATCAGTATAAAGAAAATAATCTCCATCTTTTGGTTTTAATGCATGATTATCATCATTGGAAAACAAGTTAGAAATAGTACACATTTGCTGTGATTTATATGTATTAGTTCCGGCAAAGTTTAGAAAAGCACCCGGAGTAGTATCTTGTTGTACATGACCACCGGATATTGGATATACTTTTAATCCAGCATTTTCTAACATAAGTGGAAGATATTCTTTCCATTGCTTAGTATAACGTGTATCAACGGCTTCTAAATCAACTAGATATACAGTCATCTTATTTGTTTTCCTTTTCCTTTAAAAATATATTACCTGATACAGTGATACGATAATCTTCTGATGTATAAAATGGCCACACTTGATGATTAAGTTTTGCAGGAAAGAATAATAATCCTCCTTCGTGCATCTTTTCCGCAAACATAGCATGTACTTGCATCTCTCCCAATACATCAGTATATACGAAGTTAAATGCAGTAGTCATTGGAATATTAGAATTTTTTGAGTTATCTAACGACAATTCTTCTTTAATATCATAGGGTATATTAACCCATATAACAAAACTAAAGATACCACTATGCCAATGCAGTGGATTAAACTCATGTTTCTTCTGGAAGTTAACCCATAGATCGCCTAACTTGTATTCTTGTGTTGAAGTTATTCCTGAAATATTAGGTATTTTTTTATTAAAATCAAAATATTTGATATATTGTTCTGCTATATCTAGAACGACTGGTTCCATACTATCCATAGATTTTTTTAAATAGAATTCTTTTTCTATATTGCCTGCTAAATCTCTATTAGCTTTCTTATAATCATCAGAATTTATATTTTCACGTATTTCATTAATTTCATTTTTTAAAATAGCAAATACATTATCTGGTACTCTTGCTAGAAGAGCACCGTAGTTTGTAAAACTTATAGGATTACAATTTATCATCTGTCTTCTCTTCTTTCTTCTCGGTAATAGTGTAACTACCATTACCGTTGTCTATCCATGACAGATCGGTACCTTCACTCCATCCCATTTGACTAAGCAAATCAACAGGAAATGGGAGAATAAGTTCTCCCGTCTCTGGATCCTGTTCTACTTGTACTGTCCAGTTTTTAGTTGGATCGCTGATTGGCAAGAAACGCTCTCCTATCTTCCTTCCAGTTATTAACTACACGCTGACCTCTCTTATATCGATCAAACTGACCCCAAGGGGTACGAGCATCGTAAAGATGTGCTTCATTAAAAACATATCCAAACTCCTTACAGAAATTGCGATATGTATCTAGGTCGTCGAAAATCTTATTAATCTCGGGATACTTAATAGCCATTTTATTTTCCTTAGTTTTTAGGGTACTTGTTAAGACAACCATTTTCACCGTCTTCGCTAACTTCAATCCAAACTTCGCGATCGGGATACTTATTGATGATCTGTTCGTACAGTTCATCAGCGATCATCTCGCAGCTCTTGTAATCAAGATTGATTACAGCATCAACGCTATAAAGCCGCTGCATCCAGCGTTTAAACTGGATGAATTCTACATCTCTATCATCATGGAATACTTCAAGATAAACCTTAAAATGGAAGATATGACGATGGGGAACACCTAGGAAACTAACATCATCCCAAGAGCCTGTTGCTAGTTTAGGATCATCGATTGCTGCCGGATAACGATGCACACCTTCTTGTGTGAATGTAACCCAAATCATAGAACTATTTGCCATTATTCCTTTTCCTTATCTTCGTATATTTTATACGTTTCGCAATAGTTGTCAATAACACGACGTAGATCCATAATATTTTTATGATCTGGAATAACATCGTGCCAGCCTAGATTTTCACCACCAAATAGATATAGCGTTGCTGCCTTTAGCCTTTTCCAAAAGCCTAAACAGCGATCTGCTTGTAGTTCAAAATATAGTTCTGGAGGTTCTTTGCCCTTCCAATCCCACAAAGTTACCCGTACTATGTGGAATGGTGAGTGGCATTGACAGCCAATATAGATAGTTTCAGTTTTATCTTCCATTGCCTTTTCCTTTAGCCTATTGTTGTATCATTGCTGTATTGTGACCAATCTGTAAACTTTTTACGATCCATTAAATCATGTAAAGTATGTACCCATACTCCAGGATTTGTTGAACGGAAATCATTATCATCAATCTTTATAGTAGCATTATAGTTTAGATTTGCGATATAGGGAATCTTAATAGATATTTGCGGAATAAATCTATCATATTCACAAGTCCATACCATAGAATCTGTAATATTTTCATAATCTCTAATATCAAAATCCCACGTGACCCAATAATCTAACTTTAATAAGCCAATAACCATTAGATCCCAAGCTTCAATAGTATTTGTATCAAAAACAAAACTTTGATTAGCACCGATGTAAATATGAGTACAGTTGTATTTCTTGGCTAGATCAGAAATCTTCTCTACATCCTCTAACCCTACGATAAACAATGTTCTCTTTTTAAAAGCAGGAGTATGCTCGATTTCGTCACCGACAAAAAACTTTACATTATTTTTAATACCTGATTGGTATACTCTTTCCATCTTCCATTCCAAGCTGTTGTTCAACACGACTCATTTCTTCTTTGAGATGTAGTTTTGATAGCTTCATCTCTTGTAATAATAAATCGTCAGTATGTTTATTATAAGCTTCATGTATTTGCTTGTCAAGTGTTTCGTGTTTGTCTTTAAGTTTCTTATAATGTGATATTAGTTTTTCACGATTGGCCATCTTCTAACTCCTCTAACTTAGATCCATCTAACCCACTATCATCTCTTTGATGGATTTCGTTATCAATAATGTCAAAGTTCTTGCTAACGTATGTAGAACTATTGACGGTTTTCTTACCTGTCGCACCTCTTGTTCCGATAACACTAATCCAAAACTTATTAAAGTCTTCGATGATTTTTAATGCAACATCCTTATCATCTGTTTCAAAAATACGTTCAACTACATCTCGAAAATACTTACGATCATAAACTGTATCAAATGCCATCATGTTTGGAATAATACCTTGATCGTATTGTCTATTAGCTTCTTGTACAGCATTGATATGCATCCAAACATTATGTCCCATCTGGATAGCATAGCTAAAACTATCCCAACTGGTTCTTCCTTCTTTACCATTTTTATTTAGATCGCCTGGCTTGTAGATACAAACATCTTTAACCATGCAACGGGCGCTAATAGGGCTGTCATTAAACATACTGCTCTTTTTAAAGATGTTGTCTTGATTTACAGCATCACTAAATGCACGAGTATCTAGTGAATATTTTTTATTATCAACACTAGCTTCCATTCGATAAGTCCACTTTTTCATATGGGATATTTCATTTTGTGTATAGATCTGTCCGTTAGCAGTAGCAAGGAACGGACTCGCACAGTCAAAACTAACAGTAAGTGTTGGATTGTGGTATTTACGTACAGCACGTTGTATATCTGTAAGCAAACAAGCCCACTCCAGCTTGCTTGTACCTAGAAAATGTATCCAATCTTGTTTTCCTGATTCGAGCAATCCATCGAATCGCATATTAACAAGCATCTTTAATGTTAAATGTACATCGCACATATTTTGGCCTCCCATAGACCATCCATTAAAGTGATTTGAATATTGTTTTGGATCACAATACTTCTTCATACGCTGATACCAATCATCAGCTTCAGTATGATTTTCTCCCTGTAACACATTTAGAAACTTACAGTTGCCGTTGCGATTATTGATAAAATAATCATTATTAATAAATGTAGCATTAACTGCTTCTGCATAACTTGAGATACCTGTAGCTTTCATACCTTCTGGACTACGAGCTACCCATGCCGGAATATCTAAACACATACCCCAATCCATGATGCCGTCCATCCAAGATAAAACTTGGCTACGCTTTTTCATAGCTTTTGGACAGTTAGGATCTTTCCAATCACCTTCCCATACGCCTTTACCGATCTGGAAGCCTCCAGAGTCGCCAACAACGATACTATCACCGTTTCGTGGACGACTACGAAACATATCATCTTTTTCACTAATACGATTCATATCGATATCAGCATGACCTGCTGAGTACAATCCCCATTTATAATAAAAGTAACCTTTTTCAGGATCGAAGAAGTTTAATCCTTCGATCCCATTGGTAAATCCTGCAGGTAAACGATTTGGATCAACATAGTTTCCGAATCGTTGCTTTCCGATAAATGTTGAATAGAACGAACTTACTGCCGGAAGGAAGGTCGCATAATCATTTTGTACTGCTGTAAGATTTTCGTTCATAATCATCCTTTATTTAGGTTTCTTAGTATGGTATATCACAGATTGTTTAATTTCATCAATCTCAATAAAACCATTCTTATAATCTATAGAAGCCCAAACATTTGCTTCTCGCATTTCTTTAAGAATATCATTCATCTCATCGATCTTCTTTAAGAGATGATCAGTAAGTCGTTTGATATTCTTATGTTGATATTCTTCGTCGGTCATTTTGTCATCGCTGGGATATAATAGTTGTACTTGGCAATACCGCTATTAACAGTAACTAATGCTACACCTTCGTCGCTAAACTTAACAGTCTTATCCCCGCTTAGATTTAAGATGCTAATAAAATGTGCGACGGGATAGCTCCAAGCTTGTCTTAGCTTACCGGTGATACCTGTTTGGAAAGTAAAACTACCTTCATGTGTATTAGCATCACCAAAGAAAATCTTTAAAGAATCACTGTCAGTCTTTACTAAGAAAACAGTTTCTTCACTATGTGCTGCCTGCTGGAGCTTAAGTCGATTAATACTGTTAATATTCGGATCAAACTCTACCTGCCATCCAGATCCCTTAAACTTAAAAGTCTTTAGCTTTTCATTGATTAGCTCTACACCCATAAGCTTGTAATCATTCTTGAAATCACCTGTAGCATTTTCAAAGTGAATCATTACTGGACGATTTTCGTTATTTCTAACTTCCCAAACTACACGTATCTCTTCACCTTCCTTGTATTCAGGATTCTTTAGATGAAGGTCTAACTTATTAAGATTTGGTAACCCAAATGTTCCCTTAAACTCCTTGACAGGATTGATTGTTTCTGCCTGCAAAATAACAGTCCTGTTTTCAGGCATAGCTTCAATGACAGTCTTATCATCATCACCTGTAACCTTAACTAAGTCAATAAATCCCAATGCGTGTGTGTGTGCTACTAAGTCCTTCAGAATGTCTTTCATTTGATTCTCCATATATGTTCATTATACTTGATCTATTTAGGTTTTTCAAGAACTTTCTTATTGAATATTTAGGTTTGAATCCTATACTTTCTAATATTTTTATATTAGCTTTAGTACAGATCCTCTCGCCGGGAGTATCTGCTAATATAGGTAATCCTTCAGGAGCTAGTTCTAAAATAGGAATACTTTCACCAGTACCTATATCAATCGTGCCTTTAATACTATATCCTAATAGTTTGATTATAGCATCGCAAACATCTTCGAGATGTATAAAATCTCTAGAATGATTAGTTACGTATTCTAGTTTACCATTTATAAGTTTATCTATAAACATACCTGTCCTAGAAGTATCACTATAAACCGTATGGAATCTAAGTCCCAGGCTATTATGAGTAGCTATTTCTTCTATTACACGTTTTGAATTAGCATATGCATTTAAGTTTGGCTCATATACTGTGCTACTGCTTGCGTATAATATTCTAGTATGGGGAAATGCATTAAATATCCTTCGACTGGTTTCTACATTGTTTATCCAATAAGATCCCGGATCAAGTAAACTATCTCGAACACCGCTTTTACCTGCTAAGTGTATAACTACATCAACGTCAAAATCTAAAGGACATTCGAGTAAGTTACTATGATTTAGTAAATCTATTCCAATAACACTATGCCCTTCATTTATTAGTTTTTGATATAAACGACTACCAATAAATCCACAATGCCCGGTTACTAATATTTTCATTTTTTAAAACTCAAAAAGTTTATTGAATGTATTTGTTTGTTCTGTACCAACAATATCCCATTCAAGGACGCTTATTAGATTTTCCAGTTTAGCATCAATGATTGTTGCTTCCATTTCAGCATCATCGAAAGGAAGATCTTTAAACCATTGCGGCAAGCGTAACTCATCAACAGGATATGCCACACTTGTGAACCCCATCGGATTATTCTTAAGTTTACATACGATAACTTTAGCACCATCACTGATAGTTTGCGCATAGTTATCGCCATACATGCGTTTAAGTGTATTCCAGTTAATACTAGCTCTAACATGTCCAGGCATATTTGCCTTACCTGCTTTAGTTTCTTTACGCATATATTCGGTAATATTGTTTGCTCTCTTTGGAGAGCCTTTTTCCCATCCAGGACGACTTTTAAAGATTGTGCGGAAATCTGTAATGAAATCTAGTACTTCTTTTTCTTCCTTGCCATCTAGCACCATTTTTAAGATATCGCTTAAGAAGTTTTGGATAAACTCTGGAGTATCAGATCGTTTTAGATCTAAGCCCATTGCTTTGATCTTTCCACCTTCGTTATCCTTATCGTATCTTTTGCCTTCCTTATCAAAATACGAAACTGCATATCTTTTCTTGGTAATAAAAAGACCTTTGTTTGCTACGATTTCTCTACCCGCCTTGATAACTTCGCCACGTGATTTAGGACAATGGAACGCATCTAACATAAACTTAACGAATGTTCCATTAACTTCTTCTGCAATCTGATCATATAGCTGTATAATATTATCTCTAGTCCAAGGTATCACGCCTTTGTTAATATCTTTCTTTAGAGTAGTATATGCTGAAAAATAAACAGAATCAGTATCACCATAAATGATACTCTTACCAATATGGTCATATTCTCCTGTGATGATCTCATTCACTTTGCTCGCCATGTGTTTTGCAATAGCACGACCAGTTAGCGTAGTTGACTGACCAATACGTTTATCAAAGAATCTACAACCTGGATTTAAGATAGCTCCATACAAGCTGTTTAGATTAATCTTCTTAACTAGCTGTCTCTTATCCCAAAACTCTGTTTCAATTTTATTTCCTGCATTGAGAGATTCGCGCATCTTTGCTTGGAGCTCTTTACGTTCGGCGTACCACCTCTTGAGCAATCCGGGAATAACTCCTTCAAATTCATGAGTAAAGATAGTACCGTTAGCACTTAACATCCACGGTTGATTGCTATCATAGACCATTTTATAGATTTCAGCACCACTCATTACGACATTTTCACCATTAGCCCAATCTATCGTAACATCAGTAGCCCTATCTTGTTTCATTACTAAATCGTATTCTAAACAGGCAAACATTCCTTCCCAAGCACCTGCAAAACTCTTTTTATATACAGACATCTGTTCTTCGATATATGCATCTGTATATGTTGGACGTAACTGTCCGACAATGGTTTCAGGCGCCATGTTAAGTGCTCTAATAGCTGACGGATATAGAGAATTCAAATCCATTGAACCGATCCAATCATGTAGACCTTTTTTTGGATAAGCTACATATGCACCTGCTGCTTGCGTATTTTCGTCGTCATTTCGTTTGGGTCTATTTGGTACAACTAATCCCCTGCGATGTGCTTCATTAATGATTGCTTGCTCGGTAACAGCAACAGCGCCCATTGTAGTCTGTAGTAAAACCGTATTTGCATGAGCAAGTTCGTTAGAAAGATCAATAAACTTTAGCTTATCATCTAGTTTGTTTAACAGTGCAGTATCTTGTCTGTTATATTCAATAAACTTACGAAAATCATTGTTGTATAAACTATCGAGTGTGCCTTCATAGACGGTTTTCTTTTCGCCGATCTCCGTTTCACCAATAGCATCAAGTCGATAAGTATGTCTTTCTTCGTAAGTATATTTGCGATAAAGCTCTAAACTATCAAGATGGACTCTGCCAACTAAATCGTATGTGATTAGCTGTCGTCCATATTTTTCAAACTCTCGTTTCTTTGGATATTGATTCCATAAACAGAATCGTCTTGTATCATCCTTGCTTAATATTCTAGCGACTCTATTAACAGTATAGGGAATATCGTAACCTTCACTATTCCATCCGCTGAGGATATCAGCATCTTCGATTAGATCTAGGAAAGTTTCTAGCATATCAGTTTCCTCTTCAAAAAGGAAACAGTCGGTAAACTCTTCACATAGTTTTTTAGCCTCATCTATCTTGAGTCCCTTTGGAGGTACAGCAAGTGTTACTAATCTATTCAACCATTTGAGATGTATACTAATAGCAGTGATGCCCATAAATGGATCGCTTGGATCGGCGAATCCTCTTTCTGGATCAAAGTCTGTTTCGATATCGAAGAACGCTATATTTAATTTTGGAGCATCTAGATTTAGATAGTTCTCCTCTAAACAGCGGAATGCTGGATTGATATCTGTTTCATACAGTCTTTTTCCGCTATGTATTTTAAGTTCTTTATGGAAATCTTTTTGATTACGTGCTACAATCTTGCTGAGCTTTTCACCATAAACACTTTCGTGTTTGCCCTTAGGATCCGGATAATATATCACATATTTTGCTGGATATTCTTTATATTGCCGTTTTCCGTTTACACGTTCAACTACTTTAACTTGATCATTATCTCTATCGTATAACGCATCTACGTAGCTCATTGATACTCCTTTGTGCGATTTGTGGCTCGCAGATACCAAAAAAAGCGGATTATAACTCCGCTAGCCTTTCTTCAAACGTCCTTGCCAGTAGTAACTAAGATTGTTTCAAGTTCGTCATATTCTTCGTTAACCTGATTCCAGTTACGCTTGTGTGCGATATTAACAGCTTTGGTAAGTAAACTTGGTTTAATATCTAGTTCTTCAGCAATTGCCTTGATAGTATCGCGAAGTCCGCCCTTTAGATCATCAACTTCTTGTAAAACCTGTGATCCCTGTTCAATAACACTGATTAACTTAGCCTTTTCTTCGGGTCCATAAATGCGACTCATATGATTCTCCTTATTTTTATAGTTTATACTATTTTAATAGAATGGTCAACGCATTTCGTCTTCTAAGTTTAGCGTAGTACTAATATGAAGTTCTACTCTTTCAACTCGTTTATTTAAATCAAATGCTATATCAACAACATTATCTCCAAGCATAACATCTGCGGGATTGGCTCCCCACGTATCAGTCCAATCTAATAGTTTTTTAGCACCAGTTGGAGTTACAATATATGCATGAGCACCTCCCCACCACTGTCCATTACCTGGAGAAGGTTTAGCAGGCTTAAATCCGTCTAGTTTTATAACATCTGTTGGGAAAATCGTTGGTGCGGGCTTTTTAAAAATAACATCATATTCAAATATACCAATAGGAGATTTTAAGTTTACACATTTTTGCCAAAGATACCAATGGCTTAAAAAGCAACCTTTAACTCCGGGTCTCGCCATATCTCTCAAACTTTTTTTAGATCTAGTATCTATTTTTATATTATAAGAATCCCAGTTGATAGTTAATCCATTTATTCCGGGAAATACTTCAAGGTTCCATCCAAAGTTATTTGCACTTTCTAAAACTTTAGGCAACCAAGCTTGACCATTTTTATGATTTTCCAAGCATATGACAAAGTTTTTCATTTTGTATCGTGTTTGTTCTCGGGTGGTGTAACTAGATCTAACCATTTACGCATTGGATGACGTTTATCACGTATCATTCCTACTAATCCTCTGCTACCTGCGCTTTGCGGATCTTTGGTCTGATTAGCTATATCCATGACTCCGGGAGTTGGATTGATCTTTTCTTTTTTCTGTACAGATTCCATTATGCCTGTGCTTCTGTCCAGGAAAGACGTGCATTGATCGTATTTGTTGTTACACCAGTAACGTTTGTGGCACAAATTGTAACTATATCAGGACCGTCTGGATACTTATTAGCTGGTGTAAATGGAACATTGAAACTGTTACCACCTGTTATGATACTATTGCCTAATTCACGAACACCTGTTAGATCACCTGATGTAACACCTGGTGTAGTAGTAAAGAATCCGAACATTGTTTCACCGCCTGCGATAGTCTGTCCTGATGTATGATAACACACTTGACTTAGACTAGATCCACCAGCACCGACGAAGCAAGGAACCACAGTACCTGTTCCTGTACCAGCACCGGTTGCGATAAACACAGTACCAGGATTACTGTTTACAGCACCTATACTAGTGAATGTAGTAGTGCCTGTTGCTACGATCATATATCCAACACCAGTTAGTGTAGATGTTGCTACGATAGGAGTTGGATTGGGGATAATACCATTTAACCTTAAAGTAATAAGGAACGTCATAGCTGTACCAGTGGAATAAACGTCGCACTGTCTCATGATTAGCTGCATGGAGTTTAAAATTTCACGCTGTCCAATAGTACCAGTCAATCCACTATCTACGCTAGGAGCTATACGTATACTGATAAGAGGTTGGGTAGCATTAGCAGCAATATTACTAATGGTATTAGTCATACCTGCAACGAATATGAGTGATTTATCGTCATCATATCTACCATCCATTACAACTGAACTTCCCCAGTGACTGATAGTATTGGCGCTTTGTGGTCCCCAAAATGCTACGCTTACTGGAGCAGTAGCACTATATGTAAAAGTAGTAGCAGTACTTCCGCCAGCACTTGCTAATCCTCCAGGACCGGTTAGGTTTTGTAAACCTCTAGTTAACCCTGTGAATGAACTGGATGTTTTGTTAGTATAACTTACGTATTCAATAGCAGCACCTGTATTTCCACTACCTGTTATTATTAAGTTTCCGCTAGTTGGAAAACCTGAAGTAGATGCTACGTTTAAAGTTGTATCACCTGAGTTTAATGTAGCAGAAGCTAACTGTGTTTTTGGATAAAAAGTATTAACTTCGTATCTAGCAGGCATATTACCACTGCGCATATATGCTTCTGTTCTATTATTACCATGTGCTGATCTATGTACATACTGTACTTCACCTCGGGCATTCTTAAATCCCCAACGTATCGCACCTGCACCATACCAGGAATAGTCCATGTACCACATCTGCATTTTTCTTATATCGATATTCATGCCGCTTACACCAGTACCGTCAGCTTTATCTATATTCCATGTAGATTGTGGATATATTATATCGGATGTTACTGAAATAATAACCTGACTAGGAGTAACAATAGGAACTCCTCTATATTCTGGATATATTGTTATCGCAGTATCGCTTTGGATACTTATAATAGTGTAGCTCATTCCTCTGATTACTATATAAGATCCGACTGTTAACTGCTGACTCCAACGTGTATTGGTTCCTATAGCAATTTGACTTCCCTGTTCTAACTGTGTAATATAACCACTTAACTGATTAGTACTGTTTCTTTCAACAACATTGAGAACTGCGCCATCGTACTTAAAGAAGAACCCATTTTGTAAAGTAAACATGCCTACTTGGATCGCAGCACCATACCATTGATAGGGTTGTACAGTAAATCCTGAAACTGATGTAGCTGGGCTAGTAGTAGATGATGATATGTTATAAGTTAATGTTAGATCGGAAGGTATACTTGTTACGACAAATGTTGAACCTCCTGGAGTACCAGTTCCATTATATGCTGACTGATCAGCACCCTGTACTGATATAGCTGCACCAACACCCGCATTGTGTGGAAATTTAAATGTAACAGTTGCTACTGTACCGCTTGAAGTTATATTATCAACTTGCCAAGGACTGCACATATTAGAACCGGTACTAAACTGTATGCCTTTACCTGACTGATAACGGAATGTTCTACGTGTTTGTCTTATTAGTTGATTTCCGTGATAAGGATAACCAGCTGTAAATGTCACACCACCGTCATAGGCTCGGTGTATACTAGTTCCCCAAGTCCTGGCATATAAACAGTTTGCAGAATAAGCAAGAGTAGTAGCGACACCAGACGCACTCGTATAACCACTTCCAATAGCTGCTATAGCTACAACATACGGAACACCGCCAGGTGCTGATACGATTTTAACTAGACCACCTGTACCACCACCTACGCTAACTATATCGCCCTGCGTATATCCAGAACCGTTTACTGCTATTGCTATAACGTTTAAACTACCACTAACTACTGTGGTATTTAAAGTAAGACCGGATCCAGCACCAGGTGATGTTATATTACCACCTGTTGGAGCACTTGCTACATCAAATATAAAAGTATTACTAGTAGGAGTTTGTCTAACATACCAAGAACCATTTGGTGGGTTAGTAGTAGCTGTTGTTCCTACTACATATATCGCCTGGCCTATAGTTAGACCATGTGCGTCCTTAGTAGTACAAGTTACTGCGGTTCCACTATTAGTAAATGCTCCTGCACTAGTAACACTTACAGCTATACCTGCTCCTGTAAAAAATGATCCAATAAACAAATATGTCTTAGTATAATCAAATATATTTGTAGCTGATATATTGGATTTAGCGATATATGATATACTAGTATTAGCTGAGATAGCAGATGGAACGTACCATCCATTTGCATTTGGGTCAATCGTGTCCTGTACATAAATAGGAGTTGAAGTTGTTATATTAGTAGTATTGTTTATATTAATAGTAACAGTTCTACCACTAGCAGTTACACCAGTAATCTGATAAGCAGCAGTAGTACCGCCAACAGTGACGCTGGTTGTAGTAGAAGAAATACCCTGTGTAGCATCATAAAAAGCCGAAGGCCTATTATTTGTTAAGGCTAAAGTTTCCCATTTAGTACTCTGTACACCATATTCAAAGTCAGTATCAATAAGTGCTTGCGGAGTTGAAACACGCTGTTTACCTACAGGATCCATATATGTTTCTGCAGGCTGTACTTCTTGATAAGTTTCTTCTACTAAAATCGCTAACTTATCAGTAGGACTCATACTAGTACAGTTGTATGTTAGTGTAATAGCAGTTGATTCGTTATTACCACCCACATTTGATAGTGTATAGGCAGAAGCAGTTTTTGAACTATCACTAAAGTTATAGATGATAGTATTAGAAGTCACATTTGTGATCAAAAGTAGTTGTTCTCTCCTAATCCATTTGTAGTTAATGACTACTTGATTTGAACTGGGAGTAAATGTGTAGGATTCTAATATTACATGCTTTGCCATTTATAATTCCTTAAAGAGTAAAAAAATATTATTAATATATTAAAGTATTTTACTCTGTTGGATCATTATCAATTGGCTGTCCGTCAACTGCCCTTAACCAGCTGATCTCATTTCCGAGATCGTGTCTACATGCAAATATTATCTTGCCATTTCGTTGTGCAACTTGGCTATCTTGACCAGTTAATCTAGCACAAAGTTCTAGAGCCTGGTTGTAACTTCCACCTGTAAACTCATAAAAGTGTGTAAAGCCAGTGAACTGTGCAGAGATCTCATCATAGGTTGACATTTTATTATTCTCCTTCGAATATTAATTCTAAATGTATTTATCAATTCCAGAATTGTATAGGAACTTTATTAACGTATGCTATATCAAATACTTCACCTAATCGTTTTGGATTTCTTCCTACGATAAATGTTTTAATAAGTGCCTCATCTTTAGTTGGTGGTAGACCCTTTATTATTTCTATACGTTTATCTATATGATAGTTTGGAACTAGACCAAACACCTGTGCATTCTTTGCATTGAACTTCTCAACTAAACTACTATTTGGTGTAAAGAATACTTCGGTTTCAGATTGATTTAATATGGTTATCTTAAAGATAAAATCTGCATTAATAATATTATTAATAGCTTTCAATGTAGAGACAGTTGAAGTCTTACCTACACTAGTATCTAAAGTAAATACTCTAGATTTTACAGAAGTTATGGTTGAAGCCTTACCTACAAGTATGTTATTAGCAGTACCCTTTACTGTAGAACTAGATGAAGCCTTGCCTACAAGTATGTTATTAGCAGTACCCTTTACTGTAGAACTAGATGAAGCCTTACCTACAGTTATATTACTAGTAGTAGCTTTAACTGTTTCAAAACGTTTCTGTAGATTATAGCTAAGTGGTAATGTAAACACACTTGATTTTATAGAAGAAACAGTTGAAGTCTTACCTACTACTATATTACTAATAGTAGATTTAACTATTTCTATCTGTTTAGTTAATGTACCAGATATAACTTTGCTTGCTGTGTCTTTGATGATTTCAATTTGCTTCTGCAAGTTGCTGCTAGTTGGTGCATAGAATACTTCTGTAGTGTCTTTTGTTATAGTTACTTTATTGACTATTGATGCATTTATATTATTAGCAGACGAAATAAACTGTAAACCTTGATTAATGGTATTATTTGCCCTTAATCCAGGAGCTATATAGAAATAATAGAGATTTTCACGAGCATTGGTTGGTTTTGCTGTAGTTGAAACACTAACTTGTGGATAGTAATCAATACTTGCATTGGCTATAGATACCGTACTTCCGTTTGCTAAGAATCCAGTGTAAGGCAATGTAAATGCGATCGCACTATTATTTGAAGACAACACATTAACAGTAGCAGTTTGTCCACTACTATTAGTTAACGTAACGTATGAACCGGCAATATATGGCAGTGTTAACTGTGCTGCAAAGTTTACAACTGTTGGATAGTTATTTGTTGTATTGGTTATATATGTTCCACTAGTATTTGGTAGATCACCTGGATCTAAGAAGCTAACACTAGTACTAGTAGAACTTAATACCTTAAATACATGATCATATCCATTATTGTTGTTCACTATTCTAACTATAGAACCAGTTGGGTATAGTGTTGTAGCCGCAACATTATTAGAGAAATAGAACACTGCTATAGACGAACCTGCGGGAACAGCAGTTATTGTATTGTTGTCAAAAGTATACCATAATATTACATCAGTTGTATACTGAGTATTCCTACCAACAATCTGTATGAAACTGCTAATACTTGTAGTACCAGTTAAGTATGGACCAGTACTTAATCCTACATTATCAAAAGTAGATAGTCTAGTTACAACAGTTGGTAACGAAAGAACTTGTGCATTTGTTACTTTATATGCCTTGATTGGTTCAGCTTTGATAGTCGATCTATCAGCTCTAACTACGCTAATACTTGTAGTTTTACCTAGATTGTTTATTAGAGAAAATACACTAGATTTAATAGATGTAGTAGTTGAAGTCTTACCTACAGCTATATTACTTAGGGTTGCTTTAATAATTTCAAACTGTTTCTGTAGATTACTGCTAGTTGGTGCATAGAACACTTCTGTATCAACTAGTGGAACACTGAACTTATTGATTATATCAGCTCGTATACTTGCGCGATCAGATCTAATAACTTCTATCTGTTTAGTTAATGACCCACTAATAACATTACTTGTAGTTGCTCTAATAACTTCTATCTGTTTCTGCAGATTGTAGTTAATAGGTAGTGTGAATACACTAGATTTTATCGAACTAACAGTTGATGTTTTTCCTACAAATATATTATTTCTAATAGATCTGATGATTGCAATCTGTTTCTGTAGATTACTACTAGTCGGTGTAAAGAATACTTCAGTTTCGAACTGATTTAATACAGTTATTCTATTAATAGTATCTGTTCTGATAATATTATTAACACTCTTTAAAGCAGCAATGCTTGAAGCTTTACCTACAGTTATATTACTAGTAGTAGCTTTAACTGTTTCAAAACGTTTCTCTAGATTACTGCTAGTTGGTGTATAGAATATCTCTGTATTAGCTATCGGAACCTTAAGTTTAGTGATTATGTCAGCTCGTATGCTTGTGCGATCGGCTCTAACAGTATTAAAGCTTGAAGTTTTGCCTACAAATATATTATTTGTAATAGATTTGATTATCTCGATCTGTTTAGCCAATGTACCAGAAACTATATTATTTGTACCATCTTTGATTATCGCAATCTGTTTTTGTAGATTACCGTTAGTTGGTGCAAAGAATACTTCAGTACTAACAGTTAATACTGAATATTTTATAAGTTTAGTAACTGCTGATGCACCACCTACATTATTTGCAAATGATACAAACTGTCTACCTTGGTTAATGGTGCTATTTGATCTCAATCCAGGAGCTATATAGAAATAATAGAGGTTTTCGCGAGCATTTGTTGGAGCAAGATTAGTTGAAACGCTAGTTTGTGGATAGTAATCTATGCTTGCTGCGGCTAACGATACAGCTGAACCGTTAGTAACAAAGTTAGTAAGTGGACTATTAAATGCTACGCTGCTATTGCTTGCAGCTGTTACTAATACAGTTTGTGTTTGACCACTAGTATTAGTAACAGCTACATATGTACCTACAGGATACGGTGGAAGATATTGTGTAGCAGTAAAGTTTATAGCTATAGTATAGTTAGTACCCAATGTACTAATATACGTTCCACTAGTGCTTGGTAAATCACCTGGATCTAAGAAGCTAACACTAGTATTAGTAGATGTTATAACTGTAAAGGTATGATCATATCCGTTGTTTATATTCTCTATTCTAATAGTAGACCCAGTTGGATATGTACTTGCAAATGTAGTTGTTGATGCAAAATAGAATGTTGCTATACTTGTTCCTGCCGGTATACTTGTAATAGTATTGTTGTCATATGTATAATAGATAATAACATCATTGGTTTCTGTTATACTCCTACCTACTACCATTACTATGTTATTAATGCTTACGGTTCCATTGATATAAGGACCGATTGTTAATCCTACATTATCAAACTTAGACAAGTTGCCGGATAATATATATGGTTTTCCATCTCTTAATACAGTAACTGAACTAGTTTTACCAAATGGAGGTAATGTAAATGTATGTGTATTACTATTTGTAACTTTTAGTCTAGTTAATATATCAGCCTTTATAGTTGCACGATCAGATTTGACTACATAAGAACTTGAAGTTTTAGCTACAATATTTGATAATGCAAATACTCTACTATTAATAGATGTAATAGTTGAAGCTTTTCCTACAGCTATATTGCTTGTAGTGGCTTTGATTACTTCAATTTGTTTCTGTAGATTACTGCTAGTTGGTGCATAGAACACTTCTGTATCAACTAGTGGAACACTGAACTTATTGATTATATCAGCTCGTATACTTGCGCGATCAGATCTAATAACTTCTATCTGTTTAGTTAATGAACCACTAA